CAGCCAAAGGGAAGAATGTCCTGCAGCTCAGCAAGGTCTTCAGGCATCTTATGCAAGCTGATGCTGGACTGATTGCCAGCTACAGTGATCACTGCCACACCCCCTGACAGTCCGGGGTCAATGGCTGCAAAGGTGTAAGGCTGGCTTGGGATATGCAGGTTGCTCAAGGGTGGATGGTCTTAAGATTATCTTAGGCGGGTTGCCTTGCGCTTGGTGATGCTAGGGCATCTGGCAAAGTCAAATGACCTTTGCGCGTATCCTTGGAAGCCTAGGTTATGTATGGCATACAGATCAGCTGGGGTGGGGGCGCGCCCGGTAGCCTTCCTGAAGCGCGCTGCGTTAAGCTCAAGCCAGCTGGTCAGGTAGGTGCGGGTCACGGCAAGGCTATAGGCTTGGCTGTAGGGGTAGGTCACCAGCCCCCGCGCTGAGCGCCAAGCTGTAGTGTCCTGCCAGCTGGCATAGTGGAATTGAGCTGCCCCGGCAGCTGCGCCTGAGTCCCCGCACACCCAAGCCCTGCCGTCAGACTCAATGGCTATGATGCCACTGACCAGCTTAGGGGTCACTGCCGGGTCAGCAGCTAGGGCAGGGATAACTACCAGCAGGCTAAGTAGGTGCTTCATTTCTTACGCACAGGGGTCAGCGCCCCCTTGATAGTTTCCCCATTGAATAGGGTGACATTCCAGCTGAGGCAGACAAAGCCCCCATAAGCAATATGCACATCAGTCCAAGCTTGGCTGACCCCTTCAGTCTGCTGGAGTCTGTCAGCCAGATCAGCAGCCCAGCCCTTAGCTACCTTCAGCGCGCTGCGCTCAGTGTGGTCACCATCAATCAGCCTATCATTCAGAAAATACAGCTCTTGGATGAGACAATGCACCTGCCAATTAACTTGGTCTTTAGACATAGCTTGTGGGTGGTGTGTGAATAAGTCCGGGCTTGGCATAGGCTAGCCTTATTTGTCCCAGCGTATGCAGACCAAGGTAGGGTGACGCAGTGACCCGGCAGGGGTCTTGCTCAGGCAGCTGACTTCAGCCAGCGCGCCAATGTATTTGGCTTGGTTGTCATAGACTTCCTGCCGCAGCTGATCTGACAGACCTGAGCCAACGCGCACAGGCTTGCCGTTATAGCTGACCAGCAGGCTACCAAGTGTGCCGTCTAGTCTGCCTGTGCCGGGGATGAAACCCACCACCCTGCAGTCATAGGTTTCAGCTGGCTTCATCTTCAGCCAAGCCTTGCTGCGCTTACCTTGGTAATAGCCTGCGTCCACATCCTTGAGCATAATGCCTTCAAAGCCTAGGCGTAGCGCTTCCTCCAGCAGATCATCAGCCATAAGCTCAAGGTCTTCAGTGGTCAGGGTGTCCATTACAGGGGTGATCCTGACAGACTCCTTAGCTGTGCCGGACATACCAGCATCCTTAAACATCTTCTCAAGGCAGTCCCGGCGCAGGCTATAGGGCGCGCCTTCACTAGCTCCCCAGCCTTCTACTTCGATCAGGTCAAACAATGTAATACAGGCTAGGTCAGCAGGCTCATACTTCTGACGCAGCTTGCCCACCCCTGTAAAGAAGTCAGTGCCAGCTGTGGCTTCCCCATCCATAACCACCCTGCTGCCTATTGCCTCAGCCAGCCTGAGCAGGTCAGGGGTCAGGGCTTCTAGGCTGTGCAGCTGGTTGCCGTTGCGGGTGTGGTAGGTCACCAGCTGCGCGGCAGGGTCTGCGGTCACGATCACGCGCACACCATCAAGCTTAGGTTCAACAGCCCACACCCGGTCAGGCAGTGAGCTGAAGCTGCCCAGCTGGGCGGCAAGCATAGCTTTGGTTGTGGTCATAGGTTAGCTGTAGGTTTCGGTCACAAACTTTTCAAAGGCAGCGCGCATTTTGTCCACACACTTGTCTGAGTCCTTAGCCAGATATGCCGGGTGCTTCCTAAGCTCACAGCGTCTAGCCTTGGTATAGTCCTTGATCTCCTTATTGAGCGCCGCAAGCAGGCGCGTGAGTTTCTTAGCTTTCATAGGGTTAGCGCTTCTTGGTGGTCAGGCTGTTGCAGGCACAAGCCAGCAGCAGGATCAGGGTGAAGCCAAGGAGCAGCAGCCCCATCCCCTTGAAGTAGTGGGCTTGGGCTTCTGCGGGGGTGGTCTTGGCAGGCTGGGTGGTGTGGGCTTTGGTCTTCATATTTCGGGTGGTCATAAAAGGTTAGTCCCAGATACCAGCAGCCTTATCCCAGCTGCCTACCTTGGTGGGTCTGCGGGGGGCAGTGCCCCGGTGCGTCAGGGGGCTGCCAATGCGCGGAAAGGTGCGCAGGGAAGGGGGCAGCACCCTATAGATGCGATCAGACAAAACAATTTTCCAATAACGCAGCTGCTCATCAGTCTTCTTGCTGAGCTTGATGGCATCAAGCCAAGGCTGGGTGTTTGGCTGGCAGTAGGCAACCAGCGCAAGGTCAGACAGCTTCCGGGCTTCCAGCTTGGCTACCCAGAAAGGCGCAGCGTATTCCAGCTGGGCGGGTGTCCAAGTCTTCAGGTCAGTGCGGTCAGTGGGGGCAGTGGGCTTCATAGGGCGGGTGGTCATAGGGAAGGGTTAGCGGGTGGTAAAGGAAGGGTGCAGGTCATTCCAGAAGTAGCGACCAGCTGCCGGGTTGTGTTTGATGATCAGCTGCTGCACAGCCATAGAGCTGTCAGCCCCATCAGTCTTCACGCGCTCAGTCAGGGTAGCGTCAGCTTCAGTCAGGCTGTAGCGCAGGGACTTGGCTACGGCAGCAAGCTGCTTGTCAGACAAGCTGCCCTTTTCAAACAGCTGGCAAAGGATGCTAGCCCGGAAGGTGGCAGAGCTGAGCGCGTAGCCAAAGTGGTGGGCAGGGTTGAAGGACTGCACCAGCTGGATCACCAAGGGGCTGGCAGCTAGCGCGGCAAGCCTAGGCTCAGCCACTTCCTTGATGAAGCGCTGCTGCTCAAGGTGGGCTTCCCGGCGCTGCTCATAGCTGAGCTTCTCAGCAGCCATACGCTCAGTGTCCAGCTCCTTACCCTTGAAGCGCAGGGCATCTACGCTGCAGCCAAGGTGGGTAGCAAGGCACTGACCGCCCCAGACCTTGCCTGCGTAAAGGTGTGAATACTTCAGCGCCTGACCGCAGCAGCTGCAAATCCCGGTGACTTCTTCAGGGTTCATAGGTGGTGATCTGATTAGGAGTTAAGCCAAGCCATAGCAGACTGCTTGTGCGCGCAAAACTCAGCGCTGCCAAGCTGGTTGCCTTCAGCGTCTAGGTGCTGCAGTATCCAGCTACGGCAGCTGCGATCATACCAAGCGCGCTTAGCGCGGTCAGGGCTGTAATAGTTTCGGGTGGTCATAGGTCACCTAGCCTGCCCCTGATCTGCCTGCCGTCAAGCCCTTTAGCTAAGTCCTTTGGGGCTACCCCAGCGCTTAGCCTTCCACCGGGCGCGCCTAGCCTGCCTAGCCTTCAGCCAAGCCAGCTTAGCCTTCCTAGCCCTTGGGGTCATAGACCCCCTTCCCTGCCCCTTGGCGGGGGGTGTGGGGGTGGGTTTGGCTGTCTGCCTAGGTTGCCGGGGCATAGGGCTTCCTAGCCCATCCTGCCAGCTGGGGTGGGCAAGCCTGCTTTAATAGCGCCTACCCCTGTTAAAGCCAAACAGCCCTGCCGTTAATAAGCACCGGGGCTATTAACGCTAAAGCCTGACGCGCCTATAGCCCTGCTGCCATAGGGCTTCCACTACCACTGCCGTCAGGTGACGCACCTTGCTTTCTGGCAGCTCCATATCCCCGCAGTGCAGGGCTTCGTGGATTACAGTATTAAGCCTGCTGCGCTCAGTCTTATGGTCAGGGTCAATCCTGATCTCATACCTGTTGCCGCCCATAGGCTCAGCTTCACCCCAGCAGTCTTCTGCCGTCAGGTCAGCTTCCACTATCTTAAGCTTTTTCTTAGTCTTAGCCATTGGCTGCAGGCTTCCACATTCTGTATGCCAGCGCGCCCCCGATCAGCAAGCAGCCAAAGGATAGGGCAAGGCTTATGTCCCGGCAGGTAGTCAGTGCCTTTGTCGCGCTGTTCAGGTTTTCCTGCAGGCGCTTATCATCAGACACAAACCCACCGGGCTGGTCAGGGGTTATCAGCAGCACCATAAAGTCAGCCTTGTGGATGCTGGTAAGGATAAAGTCCGCAGTCAGGTAAAGGGTCAGACCGCAAGCGCCTGAGATCACAACGCAGCCAGCCACTGCCAGCAGCAGGTTATGCTGATTGAAGCGCAGGCTGGGGTTATCACTTGGCATTTTTCTTGGGCTTCTTGGGGGTGGGCTTCTTGGACTTGGCAGGCTTCAGCTTGGCTTCAGCTTCCTGCACCTTGGCTTGCATCTTAGCTTTTAGGAATTCCAGACCATACTGCTGGATTTCCGGGGCGGCAAACCCGGCAAGACCACAAATGCACACCCGCAGATTTTCATCCTGCACATAGCTTCTGCTCAGCTGGTTCATAAAGTAAGCAGTGATGCAGGCAGCTACAGCTGAACGCACAAGGTAGCCCCAGCTAGCCCGGTCAGGGGACATAAGCTGGCGCGCGATCAGGGCAGACCCGCCCAAGGCTGCGGCAATAACCCCTTGCTTCAGGGCATCATCCCCGGTGACAGACTCAAAGCCTTGGGTGGGGGCTGCGCTCATTACTCAGGTGGGTTAGCAGGGTCAGTGGGCTGGGCTTCCGGGGCTTCCACCTTTGCGGCAGGGAACAAATAGCGCCAGCCCTTGATGCTGACCGCAACCAGACCCTGCAGCGCGGCAAGACCTACCAAGACGCAGCTGCCAATAATGAGGTAGCTGAAGGCAGGGCTGTCCATTACCCAAGTCAGGCTGCTGGTCAGGACACCCCCAAGGATAACCAGACCCGCGCTGAGTTTGCTGACACCTACCCAGCTGCCAAAGGCTAGCAGCGCCACGCCTAGGGCAATCAGTCCAGCGCCTAGGGTGCTGAGCTGCTGGGCAATCTTATCCTTACGCGCCTGCTTAATGGCTTCATCCCGGTCAGCCAGCTGGCGCTTCAGCTCAGTGATCTCAGCTGCGGACTGCTTCTGTTGCGCTTCCATCTTAACCCAAAGCCCATCCAGCTCAGTCTTCAGCTTAGCACCATAGGCTTTGGCTTCCTGATATGCCTTGGGGTCTTGCTGCTGGATACGCTGCCGCACAAACGCAAGATCACCCGGCAGCACCATAGGCAAGTAGCTGGCAGCTACGGCAAGCTCAGCTTCTACGGCAGCAGGCTTCCCATCAGCATTGGCTTCACGCGCGCCTTGGATGCTGGCAGCAACACGCTGGTCAGCCTTGTCCTGCTTAGTGCCAAAGGTAGCAGTGCTGTCCTGCACAGGCACAGGCACAGGCGCAGGATCAGGCAGGGGCGCGTCAGCCTTCTTGGAAGCGCAGCCTGCTAAGGCTACTGTGATGAGCAGCCAAAGCAGGCGCATAGCTTACTTGCCGCGCAGCTTGCTGACCAGCTCCTTAGCCTTGGCTGTGTAAGCCTGAAGCTTTGCCGGGTTGTTAGCGAACACCAGCAGCCCTGTGAGGAAGCCAGCAAGAAAGGTTAGGATGTAGCACATAGGTTTAAAGGTTAGGTAATCAGGCGCGCAGGGATTGCCCACTGATAACCATCAAGCTTCAGGATAATCTCAGAAGGATAATCACTATAGCTGATGCTTCCACTAGACCCCATTGCATTAGATTGATTAGTAAAGCCTGCAATAGTCCCACCACCATTTGGAAAGAAAATGGCAGACTTAACATAAAGAAGCCCATCATTACTGTCAGTCCCCACCTCTACATTCAGGGCGCGCATTGTGTCTTCAATCCAAGCGCTTCCTTTCACTTCAATTTTGTAGGTGCTGCCAGACCAAATGCTGCCGGGGTCATTGCTTACCCCAATGCCAAGGTTGCCGTTAGCATCCACAATCAGCGCGTCACTGTCAGGGTTAGTCTCATCTTCAACCACCAGCGCTGAGCCACTTCCATTTTGCGTGATGCGTAGCGCTGGCAGGGTGGAAGTCACTGGGGTTGAAATGGACTGGGGCTGCGTGAAAACATTTCCATTTGAAAGCGAAGCAAGCACCTTGACCGCGCTGTTAGCGTCTCTGAAATGCAAGTTTCCTCCCCCTGTTGGTATCCACAAATCACCGGGTGTGGTTGCCGTATTTGTCGAACCACCAATGCCAATGTTCAAACCAGCAGCACCAGCCACGCTGGTAAAGTTAGCCTTGCCTGTGAAGGTAGTGCCAGACTTGAGCGCATACCCGGAAAGGTCAGGGGTGGTTGCAGCTGTGGTCTGCGTAGTGCCGTCACCAAAAGCAACACCATAGCCAGCGCTGAAGACAATGTTGCCATTGTAGATAGCGAGCTTGTGCGCTGTGTTCACAGCCAGACTACCACCAATGGCAGCGCGTCCTGCAATAGTCAGATCACCTGTGAAGGCAGCACCAGAAAGGTCAGCCTTAAGGAGCAGGTCAGCATCATCAGCCTTAAGAGCAAGGGCAGTATCCACTTGGCTGGTGCTATACACACCAAGGTTAGTGCGCATAGTCCCGGCAGTGCCGTCAGCAAGGTTTTGGCTGAGCTTGAAATACCTGCCGTCAGCTGTGGTCTGGGAAAGGTAGGTGTCCAAGACCAAGGGCTGCACAGCGCCTGCATCAATCACAGCGTTTTGCAGGGTGCATTGGATTTGCAGGACAGTGAGCGTCTTGCTGTCGCTGGTAATCTCCACTTCAAGGGTAGTCTCTACGGAAGCAGCACCATCCAGCAGGCTGATAGCTTCAGCTGTGTTAAGGTTAAGCTCACCTTTATAGCCTGTGAAGGAAAGCAGACCAGCTGCGTCAGCTGTCAGTCCGGCAGTGGCAGGCTGGGTCTTAACAGTAATGTCATAGGCATAAGCGCCCACCTGCGTCACGCTCACCTTACCATCAGCCAGCGCGCCAATGCTCAGCGCGTTTTGCACATCAAGCGCGGAAGCTCCAACGCTGATAGCAGCGCTGCTCACATCAGTCCCGGTCTGCGCGTCAAAGGCTAGGCTGAAGCTACCACCCTTAGGGTCAGGGCTGATGCTAGCCCGGTAAGTGGCTTTAGTGCCGTCCCAAGCTGTCAGGCTTTCAACAGTGATAGCGCTGGCGGCAGTGGGGCTGAAGCTGGTAGCAAGTCCGGCAACAGTGCGCTGCAGGTGGACAAGGTAAATAGCAGGCTTATTGGCATCCCCGGTCTGAAGGCTAGCGACAGTGGCAGCGCTCAGGGGGATCAGGGCAGCGCCATTGGTGGTCAGCTCAGTGCGCGCGCCATTGGCATTGAAGACAATGTTATAATTTTCCCCGATCTTAGCGACAGTCACACCACCTGCGGCAGTGATGCTGGCAAGCAGGTTAAGCGCAGCCTGCACAACGGCAGGGGTAGCATTGAAGGCAAGGGCTGTGGTAGTGTCCCCGCCATAGCTCAGCGTCCAAGTCCCAGCAAGGGGGCTTTCATCAATCGCGCCCACAGCTACCCTGATGCCGGGGCTAGTGGGAAACCCAATCTCCTGCCGGGGGTAGGTGCTAAGCCCTGTGCTTTCCACTAGGTAAAGCTCCACAGTGGCAGTGTCCCCAAGCGTGAAGACCGGGTTGCTTACGCTGGTAGTGCCTGCAAAGTTTTCAAAGGCATCCCCTGTGCGCGGGTCAATAAAGAGCTTAGTGGCTGAAGGCAGGGGCATATTGGCAGGGCTTGGGTTTCAATGTTGCTGGAAGGTCAAAGGCTCAGGGCAGGATTACTTCCGTCACCACAAAGTCCTTGATAAATACAAGGGTATTATCTGGCACTGTGTCCCCTGTTCCGGGTGGGGATTGTCCCGGCAGCTCAGCCTCAGAAGTAATAGGGAAGTCCAGAAACTTAATGGGCTTACCCTTTGCGTTGTCTTCAGTCAAGGTGACCTGCCAAGGGATCGTGCCGCCATCATACTCCAGCACTTCATAACGCTGGATAAAGTCTGCGTCAAAGTAGGTATCAACCTTGCACCTATAAACAAAGCTTGGCGCTATCCCTGTAAACCTATCCCAGAAGCTAGGAAGGTAGCTGGTGGTATAAGCTAAAGAGTATAAACCCTGCTCAGAATAGCTGGGCTGCAGCTGCTTGATGCCCAGCCTGACATAGCCCTTAACAATAGCGCCAGCTATGGTGATTGTCTGCTGCTGCGTCTCAGCATCTACGCTGACTGTCTTCTTACTATTCCAGCCACACAGCTCAGCATTTACCTCTAAGCGCCACCAAGCAATAGCTTTAAAACTATTCTCATTTGTGATGCTATGATTATAAAAGGCTGGGCTTCTGCGCAGGTAGTTATTGCCGGGTGCTTCTATGTCTTCATACAGCATCTGGTTTCCTTCCTTGTGGTCTATGACTTGATAGCTTTCCTCCCTTGACTCCTTAGCCACAAAGCTGAAGGGGTAGCGCTTACGCACTTCCTTTAGCATCTTAAAGCTGGTGGATTGGAAAAGACCCTTAAGCCCATTGGTAGGGGGTGTGGAGCTGTCCCAATACCAGCCTTTAATCACAGGGGCTACGCCTTCCCTGATCTGGTCAGCACTAAAGAAAATGTCATTATTAGCAGGCTGGAAGATGGGGTTAAGCTCAGGCTGATAGCTTGGGTCTGTCTGGCTATAGGTCTGCCAAGTCCAGCTGCCCTGTGGGATTTCCTCAAAGTTTGCTTCAGGGACTGCAGGCAGCGTGACCAGATAGCCTGTGGGCATATTCAGCGCGCCATACTTGGTCAGGTAGTTTGCCGGAAACCTATACCTATAGTCATAGCTTTCATTTCTACCAAAAGCATAAGACTCCATTGAAGGCAGGCGCGGGTGAAAAGTAGGCTCAAGCTCAAGCCCGGTCAATGGTTGCCAAGGGGTAGGCTCATCACCCGGTCTGTCAGCGCTTTTAAAATAATGCGTCTCAGCCAGCGTGACCATAACTCCACCCTGCATCACATCAGTAATATGGTAAGAAAACTCATCCTGATTGTCAGCATAGGCGTTTAACATAGGGGTAGGGTCAAGCGCCCCTTCCACAAAGTTTAGTGGGATAGCGTCATTACCTTCCCAATAGTTTATGCTTATAATGTCATCATTTGTATTGGGTGACTCAAAGCCCATTTCCCCCTGCCCAGAATTGTTAAGATTGCCAGCGTAGTAATAATTTAGCGCGGTCTTAAGGGGGCGCAGCGTGATCTGGATGCTGGGAAAAGACCCGCCCACACCAGCTGCCACATCACCCTTGGTCTTATAGATCAGCTTGGGGTCACCCTCAGCAGGATCACCATAGGTAGTCCAACAGCTGATAGAAGCAGCCAGCGCGCTAACCCCATCATTCTTACCATCCCCGGCAATCGGGTCAGTGTAGCTGATTGAGTAGATACTATTACCCTTGTCTCTAGTTTTATTGGCAACGCAGTTATCCCAGCTGGTGCTAGTCTCAGTCATTTCCACTACGCCTGAAGCTTCCCGGTCTTTCCCCACTTCACAGGCGCAAGCGCCTACCCTATGGGGGATGCCAAAGCAAATGCGCGTAGTCATATCAAATCTGGCTAAACCAATAATCCAGCTGGCTTCCACATTCAAAGCGCTCACCCCACAGGCTACCTGTGACCAGCTGGTTGATGGTCATAACAGGTATTGGGTTATCAGCTGTGGTGATCAGCTCCACCTTTGCTAGTGCCACATCAACACCTGTGTCACTGCTAGGGTCAATAGAAGGCTGAAACAGGATCAGGGGAGCTGAAGCAGGGAAGGGCGCGCCTGAGCTTGGGCTTGCCGGGATGTAAAGGACTATGAAGCCACCACCTGCAGGCTTTTGCAAATAGGCATTTGGTGTGCCAATCTCAGCGCCCCCCACTAAGGGCAGCTGGTTATTAATCGTGCCAGCATTGACGCGCAAGATAGCTTCACCTTCAGCTGTGCTGTCCTCATACACCTTGAAGGGTGCGTGTGGTTGCATAGCAATCACAGGGTCAATCACCAAGGACGCGCCCCTTGGGTTATTAGTATAGGTGTAGCCTACGCCTTGCTGGATCATAATCAGTTAGTCTTGGTATAGACCTTATTGTGATAACCACCGGGGCTGATACGGATAGTAAAGCTCACTTTATACAGGTGCGCATACTTCTCATAGTTAAGACCTGTGAGCATTGCAAATCTGTCGTGAAACTCACTGATGCCCTGATTACCCTTGGGTAAAACCACATCTTCCATACCGGGCATAGTCAGGAAGGTCTTGCCCACCATATTGACCCCATCCTGCACCACTGACTTATTAGCCACATAGAAGCTGGCGCTAACTGAGCTGTCTGCAGTGAGGAAGGACTTAACACCCACCAAGCCATTCTTAACAGCTAGGTCTTTAGTCTCAGGGAATGACTGCGTGGCAGTGTCCCAGCCAAGCGCCTTGAGCGTCTTAAGGAAATCCTTGTGTGTCTGGATGGGCTGCGTCCCGGTCACCACATCACCCTTTACTTGGATTTTGGTGCGCTCGCCTGTTTCAATGCCCACATAGTCTGCCGTTATCACAGCCCATCCAGACCTGCTGATCGTATAGCTGGACTTGTGGCACTTCAGTCTGCCGTCTTCCGGGTGCGCGGACTCAGGCTTGGGGGCTTTAGCTGCCGCGCTGCCAGCGTCACACTTAAAGGTTAGCTTGGAAGTGAGCAGACCAAACCCGTCACTTTCAATAATCCAATCAGGCTGCAGCTCAAGGGACTGACCGCCAGCGCCTGTGCCTTTTTTAATAAGTTTAGCCATTGTGTGTTAAGCGTTAAAGGTTGTCTGCAGGACACCGGGCTTGGTGAAGTCAATAGAAGCTGGCACTTCAGGCAGGGTCTTGGTGTTAAGGGTCTGCAGCTGGATCAGGATTTCTTTCTGTATGTCCAAGGTCTTCTGCTGAATGTCTACGCTGTTCACCATAGCTTCCCCGGCAAGACCGCCTCCAATGTCGCGCAGGCTTGAGACAGTCAGCTTGCCTGTGCCT